TTATAAAATTGATAAAGCTTTTATTGCTTTTTTATTCTCTTCTTCAAAACTTTCTTCAAGTAAATGTGAGTATACTTCTAATGTCACTTTTATATTTTTATGACCTAATCTTTTCGAAATATAATGTATCGAAACATTCTTTGATAATAGATATGAACAATGTGTATGTCTAATTGCATGAGTAGTTATTTGTTTGATACCTAATAGGTCACAGTATCCTTTTAAAGCTTTGTTTACTGCATTGGTACTAATACCATTACTAAATACATATCCGTCCATTGCAACTGGTCTTTGTTCTAATACTTTATAAATATGGTCCATGTCTTGTTTTGATACTTCAACAGTTCTAGGTGATGTTGTTGTTTTCTGTTCATTAATATAAATAGTTCTTTTAAATCTATCTAAGTATTCATACTTCAAATTAATAGCGCCAGATATTCTACAACCTGTAACGACCATAATGAATAATACTAATGATGAGTCAGTGTATTTTGTTTTCAACTCTTTCTTTAGATCAGAATATTGTTTCAATGTAATATATTTATCTTCCTCTTGCTGTGATTCATTTTTGCCGACATACTTAATTTTATAAGTGAAATTCTTTTTGAGTATACCTTCATATATAGCATCATCTATTGAACTTCTTATCTTTCCGTTTAATTTTCTAACTGATTCGTCTGTATGTGTTTTAGCAAATTCATTTATAAATTTTTGGTACATCAATTTAGTGATGTCTTTTAAAGGTGTATTACCTATAGAATGGTTTTTTAAGTGGTTCATAATTGTTGTGTAAGAAACATAAGTTCTTTCGCTAACATTTGGTTCTTTATAAGTTTCTGACCATTGTTTGAAATAATCGTATAAAGTTATATTGTTATCGAATTGAAAACCGTCTATTAAATCATTTTTTGCTTTAGTTTCTGCTTCGACTGCTTCGCGTTTTGTTGCAAAGCCCTGTTTTCTATATCGTTTTCCTTCATGACCGAAATAATATCCCCAATTACCACTACAGTATTTTTTTATAGACATATATATCACTCCTTATAAGAAAACCTCACGAGGTGTGAGGTGTGTTATTTATTCATCAATATCTAATAATATAGTTTTAATACCACACACCTATTGCTAAAAATAATCAGCGTGCTGGTAGGGTAAAATTAAAAAATATGTTATAATCATTAAAAAAATAGGGGTGATTTGATGTTTAATGTCGTTAAAAATAGAATTAAACAAATTAATAGACAACGTACTGATATGTCAAAATCACATCATGAAAGATACATTGAAACACAGAAAAAAATTAGAGAACATGAACAAGGATATACAAAAAAATCAGATGTTCAAAAACATGTAGAAAAAGAACTATCTAGGCACTTTCGAGAATTCTAATCCAATAGGTTGAATAATCTCGAAAGTGTCGTTTTCTTTTAGGTTTAATATTGAAGATAAAAAAATCATTAGCATACCTTGTGTTCCTTTCGAAAGAAATTCTTCTTTATCAAATTCTGAGTGTTGAAAATCAGTTACTGTATGAAGTGCTGCTGTTCTACTTATCTTTCTACCAAAACCTTTTAGTTGTACTTCATTAGCTAAGGATAATGTTTCTCCAGGTATACGAAGATTTTCACGTTCTCCAATCAATATACTGTTCCCTTTATTTAAAATAATTTTATCCCCTAAGACAGTTGCTAAGTGTTTACTCATTTCATTAAATGTTTTTAATAAAGACATATTGCTAAAGTGTTCATAAAATCGTTCTAATTCATGGATATTTTGAAAATGACGTGGTTTTTTATTTGATCCAGGATTTTCAAGGTATTTACTAGCACTTTTGAATTTATCTTCTAAAGATTTGATACTTGGTAATTCAAAGCGATTGTCAACATAAGGCATTTGTCTTAGTAGATCAGTATCAAAAATTTTAGATGATGTATATATATCTAATACGCTATAATTGTCATCAATTTCAACAAAATCAAATTGATTACTATCTTTTATTTGGTGTATGTCCCCTGTTTGTTTTAATTCATCATAAACTTTATTATAAAGAAAATCATCATAAGCTTTTTTTACACCTAATTTAAATGTTTCGTTATTCAAAAATTCAATAGATTTACCTTCGCGTGTGGTACTTTCATTTAATCCATTTACATTAGTACTACTGATACCTAGCTTTACAGAATTACTTTTTTTATCGTCGCTACCATAATTATCAGTGATATTATCACCGGTCTGTTTAGCTTTCTCATCTATAATTTCTAATATATTACCTTCAAATAATTGTGCTGAGATACTAGATATTGAATCAGTATCTAAATAAACAAAATCTTTCATTCTACATTGCTCCTTTGTTTAAAATTATATAAGTTAAGATTTGTTAGAATGGTTAACCCTACTTAAAAATCCTTTGACTAGCAACCACTTTACCAACAATTTTTACTTCATCTTGTGAATTATACACTTGTGGGTAATGATTGGGATTATTTGATTCGGGTATTAGCATGACTTGATCGCCGTTATATCTAATTCTTTTAACAGTTGCATTGTATCCATTCACCATTACGACTCCCAATTGTCCATTTTCTACAACGGAATCTTTTTCGACCACAACAATATCACCATCTTGAAAAATTTTATCCATACTATCACCAATTACTTTTAAAGCAAATTTTTCTTTATTAGAATTCGTTTTATCTGTAGCAAAATAAATGTAGTCGATTAAATTTTCTTCTGAATATAAAGGTAGTCCAGCAGATATTTTTGAAACGACAGGTATTTTCTTGACTGGCATAGTTTCTACGACAGGTTGTTCTTTTTGAAATAAATCTGTCGGAGTTACACCGAGAGCTTCGCAATAATTTAGTATATCTAATTCATCTAATCCCCGAGTTCCATTTTCATGTGATGAAATAGTATTTTGTTTATAACCAGTTAATTTACTTAAATCCGTTTGAGTTAATTTTTTTTGTTTTCTTAGTTCTTTTATCCTTTTTCCTATTACGTTTTTGCTCATTTAGTATCACTCCTTGAGATAAATATAGCACATATATAATAAGGAAACAATAATAAATATTACAAAATGTGATAATAAAGCATTGAAAAACATCACGATACGTGATATATTGTATTTGCAATCAACGAAGGAGGTGTTAAGCAAATGACAGCGACAGATAAAAAGAAAGTACTTAGAGAAAGGTACTTAAAGCCCAAAACTAAGTTACGTAAGCTTAGATTATCTGAAGAATTCACTACCGAATATGTAGCAAGCTTAATAGGTTTACAACGTAGACAATATGAGCAAAAAGAACAAGGTAAGTATCCTTTCAATGATTATGAAATGGAAATTTTAGCAAGTACCTTTGATGTAAGTGTTGAAGATATTTTTTTTAAATATTAATATCACATTTTGTGATAAAAGGAGGATTAACCAATGCAAGATTTACAAGTATTTCAAAATTCACAATTCGGGAATTTAGAAATTTTAACCGTCGAAGGTAAAGAATGGTTTCCTGCAATAAAAGTTGCTGAAATATTAGGATATACCAATCCAAGAAAAGCAATAAGAGACCACACAAAAGAAAAGGGGGTAACAATTCGTTCCGTCCTTTCAAATGGAGGTACTCAAAAGAAAAAATTTATCGACGAAGGTAACTTATACAGATTAATTACAAAATCTAAACTACCACAAGCAGAGCAATTTGAAGAATGGGTTTTTGAAGAAGTTTTACCAGCAATCAGAAAACATGGGATATATGCTACTGACAGTGTGATTGAACAAACGATACAAAACCCAGATTACATTATTACAGTATTAAAAGAATTTAAAAAAGAGAAAGAACAGAGAATGTTACTTCAACAACAAGTAGGCGAATTGAAACCTAAAGCTGACTACTATGACCAAATACTCAAAAGTAAAAAGCTTATCACTGTAAATGCTATAGCTAAAGATTATGGTATGTCAGCTCAAACTTTAAACAAAGTATTGCATGATTTAAAAGTTCAATTTAAACAATCTGGGCAGTGGTTATTGTATGCGAAGTATCACGATAAAGGTTATACGCATTCTGAACCACATAGATATGTAAAAAAAGATGGTACAGAAGATTTTAGTTTGCATACAAAATGGACGCAAAAAGGTCGTATTTTCTTATATAACTTACTGAAAGAAAATGGCATATTACCAACAATTGAAAAGCAAAACCAACCAACTTAAAGGAGGAACCTAAATGAACGAATTACAAAAAATAACCCTCCTCATCACAATGGCAGTTGTGACATGGAAGGTATGTAGGATTGAAAATCATTTAAGTACTAAAGAAGATGATTATCCATCGATTTCTTCTTCGTGTTTCGCAAAACTGTTAGCAAATTCAAGTGATTTTAGATACTGATGGAAATATGAATTTCGTCTATTATCCATATATTCAAAGAATTCATCTTCAGTATCAAAATCCTCAGGCGTTTTAGCATGAGGAAGGGTTTGTATATATGCTGCTGCAAATCCTTTTGGATCGTATGGCATTCCCTCAAACATAAGTATCACCTCCTAATAAGGAGTATAGCAGAAAGGAGCATGCACGATATGCAAGAATTACAAATTTTCAATTTTAATTCAAATGAAGTAAGGACGGTAGTTGTAAACGAAGAACCATATTTTGTAGGTAACGATGTCGCTCAGATTTTAGGATATGAAGATTATCGAGGAGCAATCAATAAGAAAGTAGATGAAGAAGATAAGCTGCGTAGCCAAATTGACTACGCAGGTCAGAAGAGAACTGTAACACTCATTAACTAATCAGGTTTAATCACAATAAACGTAAAGATGTAGATATGGCAATTCAACATATTAAAGATTTAAAAGCATCGCAAATTGAAATTTAAGGAGTTGATGAGGAATGTATACAAAAACATGGTGGAGCATGGAGGACTTAATGAATGAAACGGGACGCACTAGAAATTGGGTTAAAGACAACATTTTAAAAGTACCTAAATTTAAAAAAGAAATTGAGAAGTTTGCGCATTATCCAATCAACAGTAATGATCAATATCGTTTCATTGGTTCTGAAATGCGAAAGTTCTTAGAAGATAACTTCAAAGAGATATTTGAGGAGGCAGTGAAATGACTGTAGCATGGAACATCATCAAATACCCAGCATTAACACTAGCAATTGTAGTTGAGTTCTTTATTATATCGTCATTTAGTACAACACCTATTGAGCATTCGTTTCTATTTTGGCTATTGACGGTAGCTGGATTTGAAATGGCTGATCAAATATTTTTAGAACAGGAGGAAATGTAATTGTCATATTTTAAAACAGGTTCTCAAGTAACTAAAACAGAATACCATTACGGATTTAAATTTTTACATCGCTATGAAGTTATAGGGGATGACCTAATTTTAGTAAAGGTATTTAGTACTAATCATGATTTGGTATTTGCTGCAGAAGTACATGTTGAAGATACAGCTGAAGGTCTTTTTGAAGAAATGAATGAGACAATTTTAAGTTGGATTGACGACAACACAAGCGAAGTAGACGCACTAATGGTTGAAATACTAAAGGGCAGTAATAAACCGTATGATTTCAAAATTAAGGCACGATATTAAAAAATGCCTAATCCAACGGCAATTGGAGAAGGCGCAATGTGAATTAAAAATACACTTACAGAATATCACGAAGGAGGATATTTAGCAATGCAATTAAAATTAAACAAATTAGTAATGGAGAATTTTGCAGGCTTTAAAAATCAAACTTTTGAATTTAATGGCCAAGATGCAGATATTTTTGGCCAAAACGGTACAGGTAAAACAACAACAGCTACTGCGTTACAATGGTTGCTATTTGATAAAGGATTAGACGGGACAACTAAATCGTTTAATCCTGTACCTGAAGATGAAAATGGAGAAGAACTATATGAACTAATCCCTATAGTAATTGCTGAATTTGAGATTGATGGTGGATTACTAACACTTAAGAAAGAGTCACACCCAAAATATTCTACAAATCAAAAAACAAATCGTAAAGAATATACCAGAAGTAGAACAAAGTACCAATATGTGAATGATGAAAAGGTAAAAGTTACAGATTACAAAAATAGAGTGGCTGAGATTGTAGATGAAGAAGTTTTTAAACTTATTACAAATCCTACAGCTTTCAATAATCTTGATTGGAAAAAGCGTAGGGAACTATTATTTCAAATTGCAGATGACATTACAGATGATGATGTCATTGCAAGCGATTCAGAACTAGAGGGATTAAAAGAATTACTTACTGATTATGATATTGAAACAAAGAAGAAGATAGTTGTAGATAAGATAAAACAAATCAATCAACAAATTAAAGATATACCAACACGTATTAATGAAGCATCACATTCATTGGTTGAAGTAGATGGATTGAATGAATCTGATTACAAACAGCTTGAAGACAACATTCAAGCACTTGTTAATAAGAGATACGAGTTGCAGAACGGAAGTGCAGAAATTGAGTTGCGTAATCAAGTTAAAGATAAACAATCAGAATTAGAAAGAATCAAAAGAGATCACTCATCTAATACTGAATCAAGAATTCATTCACTTATGAATGAGTTTAACGCCGAAGAAAGTACTATTTTGAACTACAAATCAAAAATGAAGAATAATCTAGCTCAGATTCATTATGAAGAAGGTAGAAGAAAAGAACTTTTAGCAGAGCATAAAAGATTAAAGTCTGATTTAGAAATGGCCAAAAATCACAAGTTTGAATATGTAGATGAAAAAGTTTGTTCATGTTGTGGTCAAGAGTTACCAATAGAAAAATTGAATGAGGCAAGAGAAAATGCACTCAAAAAGTTTAACAAAGAAAAGTCACTTCAACTTGAGGTTATTACAGGGTCTATGGAAAGAGTATTGGCAGATGGTAAAAAGATTAAACCAATCATTGATGCACTAGACGAAGAAAATAATAAACATCAAAAATTAATAGATGAAGCTACAGAGAAGTCTAAAAGAATCAAAAGGAAAATCGATAGCCTGAAATCAAAAATCACAGATGTTACACAATCAAGCGAATATCAAGAAGTTCAAAGCGATATTGAGGAACTCAATAAAAAACGTATGAATATTCAAGAAGAAGTAGATGATCAACTCGATGAATTAGATTCACAGTTAAATGAGTTAAACGCTGAAAAAGAAAATCTAGATAGATTGAAGTCGATTGCTGCATCTAATAAAAATATAGAAAAGCGTATTCAAGAATTAAGAAATAAAGAAGATGAGTTATTAGACGACAAAGAAATTTATTCTGGCCAACTTTACAAACTGAATAAATTCACGATTACAAAAATCAATAAGTTAACAGATAACATCAATGAAAAGTTTAAATATGTGACATTTAAATTATTCTATACACAAGTTGACGGAGAAGTTAAAGAAACGTGTGAAACAACTGTGAATGGGATTGAGTATCACAGGGGATTAAATAGTGCTAAAAAGCTTAATGCAGGACTAGACATCATTAATACGTTGTGTGATCACTACAAAATTAATGCACCAATCTTTATCGATAATGCTGAATCAGTAATAGATATCTTACCAACAAAATCACAACAAATTAGATTAGTTGTTAGTAAACAAGACGACACATTAAGAATGGAGAAAAGCGAATGAAATATGAGTTAGGTGATTATGTACGAATAAATAAACGTTGGAAGAAGACGAATAGTTATCCTCTTATATCAGAAGTTAATGACGATAACGAACAATATGTTGTTGTTAGAAAGAAAGTTGATTGTGTTGATAAGGGATTTATTGCAGGTTATCGATATAAATTAAAACAATCAGCCACATATGAACTTAACGAGAATGACTATATTAAAGAAATGGTTGAAATAGAAACAAATTCAATTGATGTTTATCTGGTAGCAACAAGAATGAATTGTCTATATGAAGTGAGCAAAGAAGATATTCAATTAATTAAAGACGTGGAGGAATTAAGATGAAACTTAAAGTATTAAAATTAACACTCCTAATCATCATCTTGGCGGAGGAGATTAGAAGTGTTAGTAAATTAGTTGAGTTTTATCTAAATACTAAAGCATGTCCAATTTGTTCATCAAGAGTAATTGGTAGTGCTAACTATTGTACGAGATGCAGACACAAATTTAATTAAATAATGATTTCTTAACAGCTTCACTTACTAAATCAATTAGTAAATTTCTAGCTCCTTCTTGCACATATTCAGCAGCTTGAGACATATATTTTTTATATTTTGCTTGAGCTAAAGGTGTTGTAGGTGAATCAATAATTAAATCAGGAATTGCGTTTTTGATTATTGTTCTGTGTTCTTGAGATAACTCATCGTCTAACGAAACTAATTCGATAATATTATTTAATATTTTTTCTGTCCAAGGATAAGCTGTTCCACATTCATGACAATAGTTTGGTGGGTTATACGTAGTGAAATCTATAATGTCTCGAGTACGATAAGAACCTTCAATTGGGAATTCACATTTTAAGCAGTTTGAAATTGTAGATTCACCACATGTTTTACAAAATTTTATGTAATTTGAAACTTGACTCGATGCAACATGACCGTTTAAACAGATTGTAGCATTTTCATAATAACCGCGCATATTTTATCACCACGCTTTCATAATAAATTAATTTAATTATACACAATAAAGGAGATTATATATATGACAAATAAAAACGAAGTATTAGTAAAAAATCAAAAAATGGGAGACAACGTCCTAGCTAGAGTTAAGAGTTTAGAAACACAGGGTGATCTAAAGTTTCCTGAAAACTATTCACCTGAAAATGCAATGAAATCAGCAATGTTAACACTTCAGGATTTAAAAGGTTCTAAGAAAGATGGTTATAAGCCGGCGCTTGAGTTTGCTAATCCAAACAGTATTGCCAACGCGTTAATGGATATGGTCGTACAAGGACTAAATCCAGCTAAAAATCAAGGTTACTTTATTATGTACGGAGATAAAGTTCAGTTCCAACGTTCTTACTTAGGTACGATGGCAGTTACAAGACGAGTTACTGGTGCTAAAGAAATAAATGCTGAAGTTATCTTTGAAGGTGATGAAGTTAAATATAAAACAAAGAACGGTAAAATCGTCGATTTAGAACATTCTCAATCATTCGGAAACAGAGATAGTAAAAAAATCATTGGTGCATATGCAACTGTTGTGTTTGAGGATGAAAGTAAAAACTATACAGAGATTATGAGCTTCGAAGAAATTGAAGAAGCATGGAAACAATCTCAAATGGTATATGACGGCAAGTTCAAGGAAGATGGAACGCATAGAAGATTCCCCCAAGAAATGGCCAAAAAGACTGTAATTAATAGAGCATGTAAGAAACTATTAAATAGTTCTGATGACAGTAGTCTTTTATCAAGTGAAATTAAAAATAGAGACAATAGACAACGAAAAGAAATTTTAGATGCTGAAGAAGAAGCAAATGCGAATAAAGAACTATTAGAATTCGAAGAAGTACCACATAAAGAGACAACTGATGTTACTGATTTTGAAGAAGTAGAAGAGATTAAAGAAGAACCTGCACAACAAACAACAGAGGATGAAGAACCATTTTAATTGATATTATAGCAACTGGTTCAAGTGGTAACTGCTATCGTATTTCAGATGGCAGAACCACGCTTTTATTAGAAGCGGGTGTGAAGTATGAAAAGGTGCAAAAAGCCCTTCAATACAGAACAAGAGATATAGCAGGTTGTCTCATCACTCATGAACATGGTGATCATGCTAAATACACAGACCAGTATTTAAAGAACGGAATTAATTGTTACATGACCAGGGGAACAAGGAAAGTAAAAAATATTCAAAGTCACAGACTGTATTCAGTAAAAGCTAAACAGGAAACAAGAATCGGTACATGGTCAATTTTACCTTTTGAAATAGAACATGATGCAGCTGAACCAGTGGGATTTTTACTAAAAAGTACACAAGGATATAAAGTCTTATATCTTACAGATACAAAATTTTGTAAGTACAGTTTTAAAGGTTTAACGCATTTGATGTTAGAAGTAAATTATATCTACGAAAAAATGCAAGAGAATGTTCAAAAAGGCATTATTCACCAAGGATTGGCTAACAGGATAATGGATTCACATTTTAGCTTAGAATATGCAATAAAACTACTGAGTGTGAATGATCTATCTCAATTACAACAGATTCATCTAATACATCTTAGTAATACTAATTCTGATGCAGAACTAATCAAACGGAAGGTACAAGAAGCAAGTGGTGTGCCTGTCTATATTGGAGGTTTATAAATGGATAATAATGATTGTAAGTTTATTGGCCGAATTACAAAAGATTTAGAGATAAGAGTATCTGCAAATGGAACAACGATTTTACCATTTGATATTGCTGTTCAAAGAAAGTTTAAAAAAAATCAAGATGAATATGAGAGTGACTTTATAAGTTGTATTGCCTTCGATAAAACTGCTGAATTTTTAAATAACTATGCAAAGAAAGGTTATTTAATAGGTGTTGAAGGCGAGTTGCAAAATAATAACTTTGAACGTCAAGATGGAACAACTAATTACGGTATGCAATTGAAAGTAAATAAAGTAAATTCTCAAATTTTATTTTTGAATAAAGAAAAATCTAGTAACAATACTAATCAATCAGGTAATGCCCAAAGTGGCCAAAGAAGTAAAACAAATCAAGGTTCGTATCAACCAAGTGGTAGTAATCCATTTTCAAATGCCAATGGCCCAATCGATATTAGCGACGATGATTTGCCATTCTAATTTAACCAGTTTTGAAAGTGAGGTGTGGAGTTATGGCTGGTTGGATTAGCTTGCATAGATCAATTGAAAATCACTGGTTATATGAGGAAGATAGAAAATTTTCTAAATTTGAAGCATGGATTGATTTACTTCTAATGGTTAATCACAAAGATAATAAAACAATTATGGATGGTAAGTTAGTCACCGTAAAAAGAGGTCAACGAATCACTTCACTTAGAAAACTAGGCGATAGATGGAAGTGGTCACTAACTAAAGTAGATTCATTTTTACGACTGTTAGAACAAGACAAAATGATAGTTGTAAAAAAAGACACTAAAAAAACGCTTGTAACCATTGTTAATTATGACGTCTATCAAAATGTTGATTTAGAAAAAAGACACAGAAAAGACAGTGAAAAGACACAGAAAGAACAGAGAAAAGACAGAGAAAAGACACAGAAAAAAACAAACAATAATGATAATAAGGAGAATAATGAAAATAATGATAATAAGGAGAATAAGAAGACGTCGAACGTCTACGACTTTTATCAAGAATCAGGATTCGGAATTATTAATCAATACACTGCACAAGATATCACTTACTATCTAGAAAGCTTTGAGAATGATTCAGATGAAATAGTGATAGCAGCATTAAAGTTAGCACTAGATAGAAATAAAGTTAATTGGGGATATGCTAAAGCTATTTTAAAGGATTGGTTAAAGTCTAATCTTAAATCAATGGATGAGGTACGCGCATATGAAAAGCAAAAGATGACCAATTATAAAAATAAGAGCAATGAACCTTATATATTAAAGTCAATTGAAAAAACGCCGCAATGGGTTTCAGATAACAGCTATAAAAACAAGAGAAGTAGTGAAGAGGAAAGAATGTCAACGGAAGAACGTAAAGCTTTTGAAGAAACAAAAAAACAAATGGAAAAAGAAATAATGGAATGGAGTGAAGAATTTGGGCGTACTACTTAAAGGTAAAACTATAGGAGAAGTATTTGAATTACTACAAGAATTAAAATCAGTTAAAGCTGTTGCTGAAGAAATTGGTGTAACACCTGGAGCAGTTTATAGTTTTAGATCAGAAAATCATAAAGCATTTAAAAAATTAAAAGAAGAGTCGGAAGTTAAAGGAAATGAAAATAAAACAACTAATACTAAATTAACTACAAAAACTTTAGAACCAGAGAAGATAGTAAATGATGAACAAAATGATGAGTCAACAACAAAGGTTGCTATTGCTAGAAAAATGGTTTTAGAGAAAGAAAATAAGTCACTTAATAAAAAAATAAATCAGCTAACTTCTGAAAAGAATCAATTACATGGTCGTATTAATTTACTTGAAGACGAAATTAAAGTGATTAGTGAAGAAAAGACGGAACTGAGAAATGAGTATGAAAAGCTGTCACGTGATTATCAGAAGATTAACGAAGACAAAGTGTCATACAAAAAGCAGCTAGATGAATTAGTTAAGGAATCTAATAACATTTTAGCAGAAGCTAAGAAATACCGTGAGGCAAACAAAGAATATCAAAACAAATTAGCTCTGCTTAGTGAAAGACATACAGAACAATCAGAAATTGATATTGAAGGAATACAACATGAATTAGCATTTTATAAGGATCATGCGTTGCTATATTACCAGAAAGTAATTGAAGTATCATGACGGTTCATTCATTTACAATACTGTTCAAAAAAGACGTAAAACATCTAGATAAACCAATGGCATCCCCTAGACCGAGATTTAGGAATGTAGGTAAATTTATTCAAACTTACATGCCTACTACTTACATGAAACACAAACAATTTATAAAAGAACAAATGCCAGAATTAAACATCGATGATGCTATCAAGCTTACTTTATTATTTGAATTTCCAATGAATAAGTCATGGTCTAAATCATTAATAAAAAGAATGATACATGCATTCAAAAAGAATAAACCAGACATTGATAATTTGGTGAAAACATTTATGGATGCAGCAAATGAAAAGATATGGACTGATGATGCATTAGTCGTTGAATTACATTGTGCTAAAAGATACGCAGAAGTACCAAAAATAAAAGTTAAAGTGGAGGAATTATAATGAGAAACATTCAATTTGCAGATGAACTAATCAAAAAAACATTTGGTGAAAGTGAACAAGATGGAGTAGTAAGAAAACAATTTAATGCTACCGATAAACATGTAACATGGTCAATCGAGTTTTTCGCTTACGAAGCAACGATTACTTGTACTGTAAGTGAAGCAGGCTCAAAATATAAAATTTCTGGAGATAATGTTCCAACAGAATTCATGAATCTACAGTATGAAAGAGTTAATTATATTAGAGAAGAACTTTTTAAAGATAGTGGAGAGAATCCAGACCAACTAACAATTGAAGATGTTGATAATGAAGAAGAACATGAACAAACAGAAAACGAAACACTATTTGATGGCGGAGAAGAGAAAGTTGAAGAATTATCAAACGAAGAAATCCAATAAAACAAAGGGTGGCGAAAGTCACCCTGATATTTTAGATAAGGTAAAGGAAGTGTTGAGAAGATGATACCGAATTTTAAAGCATGGGATAAATTTGATAAAGAAATGTTAGATGTTCACGGAATTAACTATGATGCAGACGGTGTATGGACTAAAGAAGTATTTGATGAAGAAGATAATGGAGATTTCATATACTTTTCAGACATTGAACTACTACAATCCACAGGACTATTAGACAAGAACGGCAAGGAAATATTTGAGGGGGATTCTAAATGCTAAACAAAGACGTTAGAAATATGATGTTTGAGTTAACTTTAGAAGACTTTAAGAAACAAGTACAAACTGATGAGAATAGATTAGGTTTTCGCCAAATGAAAGTACTATTTGACGAATTAGTAAATGCAAAGTTTACAGAAGAACAAGCATTTAAATTTATTATCTTACAGATGAAAATGGAGAGTGATAATAATGGAACTAAATAAATATCAAGAGATAGCGTTAAGAACTCATAACGTTGAACAAAACATAAGCGAAGCATTAACTAATTATGCGTTAGGTTTAACAGGTGAATCAGGAGAAGTTGCAGACAACATTAAGAAACATATATTCCATGGCCATGAGTTAAACAAAGACGAAATTGTTAAAGAACTCGGTGATGTTCTTTGGTACTTATCTTCACTCGCTAGTATGTGTGACGTAACACTTGATGAAGTGGCAGGTCATAATTTAAATAAATTATCTAATAGATATCCAGGTGGATTTAATCAAAAGCATAGTATTAATCGAATAGAGAACATTTCACCAGGAGATAAAGTTTTATTTAGTAATAACCAATATATTGTGGATGATGTAATTGGAAATACATTATTGATTAGTAACGATAATGATGATCAGCAAGTTAATGTATATGATGTAAAGAAACTGTAATTAGTTTCTTCTTAATAAAGGTGGTGAGATGTATTGTTCGAGTGGCTAGAGTTATACCAGAACTTGGATATGCAACAGCAGGCATTAGAGATAAAAAAAGATATATGCATTGAAGAAATGGAGAGGTGGCACTCAATAAGTTATGCACGAGCAGACTTAGGAAAGAAGCATGACTTTCATTCTCGCTTACAACAGGTCAGCCGTATTGAGGAGGAGTTAGAGGAATTGAATGAGAGGATAAAGAAGTTAGAAGAACAGAAGGAAAGAGTATTAAGTTTGTTGGACCGCTTCCAAGGTATAGAACACAAGATACTTAGAAAGAAATATGTAGATGGTATGACATTACAAGAGATTGCATATGACTTAGGTTATAGTGAACAATACATTAGAAAGAAACATGCTGAGTGTATCAAGAGAATCAAGTTCATTAGTTAGTAGTCAACGTTGTCAACAAACAGTCTACACAAACTATTGATTAATCATGATATTGTTATAGCATAGAAAAATTATAACTAGGACTGACACATTGTGTTGGTCCTTTTATTATGTGATGAAGGAGTGATTGATATTAGTATCATGCGAAGATGTAATCATCCAACATGTAATACATTGATAAGTAGAGACGAAACATATTGTGATAAGCACAAAACATATACAAACAAAGCATACAACGATACTAGAAGAAGAAACGATCCAGAATATATCAACTTCTATAAATCAAATGCTTGGTTAACTATGAGAAAAAGAATACTTCTGAAACATGATTACTTATGTAGTAGTTGTGGAAGAATTGCTGAAGTAGTAGACCATATTATTCCAACAAAAGTAGATTGGTCAAAGAGATTGGATGAAGACAACCTTCAACCACTATGTAATGAATGTCATAACAAAAAAACACAAGAAGATTTAAAAAAGCGAAATTAATAAAAAGCAACAAAGTGAAAAACAAAAATTCAGAAAATGAAAAATTGAAAAATAAAAAGTCCCCCACCAATTTTGACGGCCAAGAAAAAATTTTTCCCCGGAACGGGGCGGGGCTTTCTTTGTGACTTTTTCCCTTTTTTAAGCCGAATTTATGAAGGAGGTGGTTTGTTTGGCAGGAAGAAGACGAGTTGCGACTGATGTTACTAAAAAGAACTTAACAAAAGATGAAATCAGACAACGAAAGCAAGAAGAAGAACTTTTGAATGTCTTTGAGGGTGTACCTGAACGGCCACCAACTTGGTTAAGTAAATTGGCCAAAAAAGAATATAAGCGTATTGTTCCCTTAATGAAAAATTTGCCAATAGCAAACCTAGATTTACAAATCGTTTGTCACTATTGTGAACAAGTTTCAAGTTATTTGGAACTCACTAAAGAACTACAAGAGAATGGTCATAATATACCAGTTCGAAATGACGACGGTGAAATTATTAACATCAAGATTAATCCTGCAGTATCAAAAAGGTTAGAAGTAGCAAGGGAAATGAGAGCTGCAGCAAGTATGATTGGTATTAGTTTAGATAGTCGTATAAAAATTGTCGCACCAAAGAAAAATGAAGTTGTAGAGGACCCAATGGATGAGTTCTTTAACTGATAATAAATTAATTGATCCAGTTACTTTTTATGCAAAAAAAGTGCTAAGAGGCGACATTTTAGCATCAAATATGGTTAAAAGAGCGTGTAAACGGCATTTAAAAGACTTAAAACGTGAGGATTTAGCATTTCAGTGGCAACCAAACAAGGCATTACATGTTATTAATTTCATTGAGAAGTTACCAGATATTAAAACAGGTGAATGTCATCCATTAGCATTATTTCAAAAGTTTATTGTAGGTAGTATTTATGGTTGGCAGAACGAACAAGGACATAGAAGATTTAAACGTGCATATATCAGTATGGCCAGAAAAAATGGTAAGTCTATCATAGTTGCTGGTATTAATCTTTATGAATTACTTTTTGGTGAAAATCCTAGATTAGGTAGACAAATATATTGTACAGCCAATGCGAAAGACCAAGCTAAAGTTGTTTGGGAAATGTGTATGAAACAATTGAATTCATTACGAGATAAATCGGCTAAAGTATACAACATTACTAAAATAACAGAATCAAAAAACCTTTTGGCAAATAAGCGAGATGGATCAATATTGAAGCCACTTTCAAAAGATACTAAAAAATTAGATGGATTTGACCCATATATAGGTATTCTAGATGAATATCACGAAGCTAAAGACGATTCAATGTTTGAAGTCCTGCGTTCAGGTATGATTCAACAAGTGAATAGATTAATAGCTATCATAAGTACAGCAGGCTTTAATTTGAATGGACCGATGTATAAAGAATATGTATATTGCAAAGGGCTAATGTATGGAAAGTTCGAAAATGATAATTACTTTGTTTATTGTGCTGAAATGGATAATGACGAAGAAATAGATAATGAGAAAAATTGGATTAAAGCTAACCCATTACTTGAAGTTGAATCGTTTTATGATGTTGCTTTACAAACAATCAAAGACGATATGCAAGAACAAATCGATAAAGGTGAAACACATAAAATTAAAACAAAGAACTTTAATATCTGGCAATCAAATAGTGAATCATCACTAGTCAATATAAAAGATTGGGAAAAAATAAGTGTTGAACATATACCTGATATTAAAAATAGAGATGTTTATATCGGTGTCGATTTATCAAGATTAAATGACTTAACTGGTATTGGTTTTATATATCCTATAGATAAAAAGTATTATATTGATTCACATGTATTTGTTGGAACTCGAGGTGGTATTGAAGCGAAAATAAAACGTGACAAAATAGATTATTTAGAAATGGTGAACCGAGGCAATGCAACTTTAACACGGTCTGAATATGGAGTTATAGATTTCGAACATGTAATTGAGTTTTTAATTAATTATGTAGATGAGTATAACTTAAATGTTATTGGACTATGTTATGATCCTTGGCATTCAGAAACATTTTTAACTTCGTTAGAGAAGCGGAAAAATATTAACTGGCGACTGATTGAAGTAGGTCAATCATTTAAAGTAATGTCACAACCAATTAAAGATTTTCAACTTGATGTCATTCAAGAAAAAATTATTCATGCAAGTAATCCAGCGTTAGACGTTGGTGTTAACAATGCAGTCCTTATATATGACAAAGAAGGGAACTGCAAAGTTGATAAGTCTATGTATAGAGAAAAGATAGACAGTATTGTTTCAGTTCTTATTGCATGGACTGAAGCAAGAATGCATGAGTTCCAAGAAAATTGGGATGAAATATACGAAAGTGAAGAATTTGGTTTCTAGGAGGTGTATTGATGAAATTGAGCAAAATTAAAGACTTCTTAATGTTATTGGTTGCTAATTTAACAGGCATCCTTTTTTTATTAGGTTTAACCTTGGTTAATATTGCTATGTATTTAAGATTTAATGAAATAGTCGGACTAGTAGCAACAGGACTTACATTAATTTTAATTGCATTGATTATTGACCATGAATCTAAACCAGAAAGGAGGTAAAGTGATTGGGAATCTTTTTAAACAACACTCGTGATCTACAATACAATGAAGATGATTTACAAATGATGGTTCAAACACTACCAGGCTTTCAAGGACAGTCAATTACAACATATTCTTCAGTAGAAGCTATTAAGAATAGTGATATTTTTACAGCTGTTACCATGATTGCCTCTGATTTGGCTAGAATGCCTATCAGATTGATTGAAAACAAACAAATAGACTATAACCACCCTTTGACAAAACTATTTAATATACGCCCTAATAACATGTATAACGGCTATATGTTTAAATTCATTGTTTTTGCTAATGCGTTATTAACGTCACATGGATATGTAGAAATATTTAGAGATAGAAAAGGAAATCCTAGCGGTTTGTGTTTTCGCAAAACATCAGAAGTGCAATTAAAAATCCGTCCAAATGGTGATTATTTTTATAAATTAACTTCTACATTATCTGATGGCAGTGGCTATGAGAAAGAAATTGAGTTTAACGACATGCTTGATATCAAATTTTATTCATTAGATGGTGTAAATGGATTGTCGCTTTTAGATACTTTAAGCAACACTATTGATACTGATAAAAACGGAAAATCATTTTTAAATAATTTTTTAAAAAATGGAACACATGCTGGTGGCATTTTGAAGATGAAAGGCGTATTGGATAATAAGGCAGCAAGAGATAGAGCGAGAGAGTCATTTCATAAACAATATAGTGGTACGAAACAAGCTGGTAAAGTCGTAGTAATGGATGAATCAATGTCATTTGAACAATTAGAAGTAGATACTGAAATTTTAAAACTTATACGTGACAATAAATCGTCTACACGTGAAATTGCTGGTGTCTTTGGTATACCACTTCATAAATTTGGTATTGAGCCAACAAATATGAGCATTGAAGATGCAAATTTAGACTATCTTTCAACACTTAAACCATACACAACTTGTATTTGTGCCGAATGTAATTTCAAGTTTAATAATGATTATGAAGATGGAATTCGAGAATTTAAATTCGATACAACAGAAATACGAGTTGTAGACGAAAAAACACAAGCAGAGATAGACAAAATCAATTTGGATTCAGGAAAAACAAATATTGATGAAGTTCGTCAAAGAGATGGACTACCACCAGTGCCAGGTGGATTTGGAAGTATTCATAGAGTTGATTTAAATCATGTGAACATTGAACTGGTGGATAGTTACCAAATGAATAAATCTAAAGGTACGAATAATAAATTGAAGGGAGGTGACGACAGTGAAGGGAAAGGAAATTAGGACTCTCGAATCAATAGAGGTTAGAAGCGATGATGAGAGTAACAAAATGTTTATTGAAGGCTATGCTTTAAAATACAACACATGGTCCGAAGATTTGGGCGGTTTCAAAGAAACGATTTCACCTGATGCTTTAAATGAAACAGATTTAACGGATGTTAGATGTTTAGTAGATCACATACCTTCTCAAATTATTGGAAGAACAACTGCAGGTACATTAAAACTTACTAAAGATGAAATTGGTTTAAAATATCGTTGTGAATTACCTAATACCAATTATGCTAAAGACTTATACGAAAATATGCGCCTAGGAAATATCAATCAGTGTTCTTTTGGTTTTATGTTGAGTGAAGACGGTGATGAAATGAGATTTGATAAAAATAACAACATTTATCAACGTACTTTAAAGAATATAAGTCAATTAACAGACGTTTCAGTTGTCACATATCCTGCTTATAAGGATACAGATGTAGCACCTGCGTTACGAAGTATTGAAATGATAGAAAAACAAAATGAAGATATCGCTAAAAAAGAGGAATTATCTCAAAGGTTACGTAAATTACAAATTGAAAATAATATGTCTAAGAGGTGATCCAATATCTCGGTGAAGATTAACACCGTTATCAAATGAATCCGACAAGCTTACCGAATAAGGTAGAGCTTATTTTTTATTAAAAATTTTAAACTAGGAGGTTCATTATATGAACAAGAAATCAAAATTAAAAGCAGTTATTGAAGATTTACAACGTAGTATTGATTTAAAAATCAAAGTAGCAACAAGAGCATTAAATGATGATGATTTAGAGAAAGCTGAAAAGTTAGAACAAGAAATTTCAGAACTTAGAAAGCAAATTGCTGATAAGGAAGAAGAACTTTCAAAACTAAAAGAGGAGAGTTCAAATGATGAGGATGATCCATCTAATCTTGAAGCAAATCGTAACAATAATCCTGAAAAGAGAAGTAAAAAGACTCCGAACGCAAATTTATTAGGTGCAAATCATACTAGTAATGATGTATCTCAAGAAGTTCGTGATTTTACTGAATACATTGAAGCAAGAGCGGATATCCCTGGCGGTAGCTTAAAAACTGATTCAGGATATGTGGTTATTCCAGAGGAGATAGTTACAGAAATTCTTAAATTAAAAGAAGTTGAATTTAATTTAGACAAATATGTAACGGTTAAACGTGTTAAGAATGGTTCAGGGAAATACCCAGTGGTTCGCGAATCACAAGTTGCTGCTTTACCAGAAGTTGAAGAATTAGCAGAAAACCCAGAGTTAGCAGTTAAACCATTCTTCCAATTGTCGTACGATATCAAGACACGTCGTGGTTATTTCAGAATTTCACGCGAAGCAATCGAGGATAGCCAAATCGATGTATTGAAAGAATTAAAATTGTGGTTAGCACGTACAATTGCAGCTACACGTAATAAAGCAATTATTGATGTAATTCAAAAAGGTGGACCAGGTGAATTAGGTGATAACACTAAATTACAAACAATTGCAGCAGAAGGAATTGACGGACTTAAAGATGCAGTTAATTTAAACATTAGACCGAATTATGAACACAATGTAGCGTTAGTTTCTCAAACAATGTTTGCTAAACTAGATAAGTTAAAAGATAAAAATGGTAATTACTTAATTCAACCTGATGTGAAAGAAGCGTCACAACAACGATTATTAGGAGCGAAAGTCGAAATTTTACCTGATGAAACATTTGGAACTGCAGGTAATGAATCCTTAGTATTTGGTAATCTAAAAGATGCTTTAGTATTATTCGACCGTTCTCAATATCAAGCGGGTTGGACAGATTACATGCATTTCGGTGAATGCTTAATGGTTGCTACGCGTCAAGATGTAAGAATACTTGATTATAAAGCAGCGATTGTTATTAATTACACAGATGCACCTGTAACACCAGAGGCTTAATTTTAAGCCTCTTTAATTTAACAAAATTAGGAGGAATATAAAATGACAGAATTTAAAGTGAAACATATTTATAAAGATATTGAAATTGGGAAAGTTTTTAGACCTGGTGATGTTGTAAAAATGACAGTTAAGCGTGCGAATGAAATTAATGAGAAATTAAAGAAGCATGGCGTTATTTTAGAACGTGCTGAAAAAGTTGAAGAAAAAGTAGATGTAAAATCCGAAGATAAAAAATAAGAGGTGATTAAATGACAATCACTGAAGAAGATTTTAAATTATTAAAAATGCACTGCAAGGTAGATCATCACTATGAAGATGATTTATTAAAAGCTTATTATGAGTGGGCAAAAGAAGATATTGCGAGTGCAGTAACTGATGAATATGAAAAACATAAAGATTGGTTTGATAATCAGACTTCATTTAGAACTGCTGTTTTTCCACTAACAGCGTACTATTATGAGAATAGAATAGCTTTTAACGAACGAACATTATCTTATGCTCCACATATGGTAATGAGTGTAGTACATCGTTTGAGAAGTAGGTTTATTGATTACATTGGAAGTGATGAAAATGAAATTTAACTCAAATAATCTGAATGAAAGAGTATCTTTTTGCGAAGATATTAGTAAATCTGTTAATGGTTTACCATCTAGACCTAAAACAGTTGAATTATATAATTGCTTTGCTTGTATTCAAGACTCTAAAGAGACAGATACTCAAACGGCACTTTCAAACGAAAGCAAGTTTATCAAAACAATTATAATTCGTGATCCAAGAGGCGACTACAAACCGAGCAATAAGCACTATGTCTTACATGAAGGTTATAAATATAATATTAAATATTATAAACCTGATTATATAGATAAATCATTTATACGTATTTATTGTGAGGTTACTTTTTAATGGGTGGAAAAATCGTTAAAAATACGGTTGCTGAAGGATTAAAGAGAGAATTATTACAAATGTCTACACTAGAAAAGAGAGTCTTGAAAGCTGGAGCATCTACTATCATTCCAATTCTTCGAAAAAACACGCCACTCGGCGAACAGCAAAGGCACGCTAGGAATTATATTGCAATTTCTAATGTAAAAACAGATAGAAGTACGTTAGAAAAGTATGTCGCTGTTGGTTATGAAAAAGGGTACTCGCATCGTATTCATACAACTGAATTCGGTACAATGTATCAAAGACCACAATTATTTATTACAAAATCAGAAAAAGAAAGCAGAAATATAGTATTTAATGCTATGAAGACTGCAATGAAAAGAGGGTTACGATGATTAAAAACATTACGAGTGAAATTTATAATGAGATAATCAAAAACAAAGATATAACACTGGCAGATAATGTTTTTAAATATATCGTGCCTGAAAATTTTCATAAAAAAACAGATAATCCAATAGTGAGAATAGTTCCTTTACCTTTTTCACCAGAAGATTACGCTGATGATCAGCAACTTTCAAGAGAATATGATTATCAAATTGATATTTGGTGGTCAGAAAACGAACCATTTGAGCAAGCAGAAATGCTTGTTTTTTTATTGGAAAAAATGAATTTCCAAGCATATTACCGTGAACCGTTATATGAAATAGAGACTCTTACATTTAGAGAAATCATTCGTGTAAAAGGTACGGTTTTTTCATTAAGAGAAAATTAGGAGGAGTTAAACATGTTAAAAAACTTAAAACAATCTGAAAGATTACTAAAATTAAACCTACAGCACTTTGCTTCAAGCACTGGAGTTACAGGGATTGCAATTGGCGTCTCAAACTTTTATTTCGCACCAATTAAAAAAGATAGCGAAGAAGGTATTGAATACGGTAATGGAACTCGAACAAGATTCTTAAAAGAAATTGAAGTAGAAAGACCACAAGAATCAGAAGAAGATTACGGTGATGATATCGTTGCTGCAACTGCTGTATCTAATGGTAAATTAGAAATTAAAACTACTTTTGTTACTGTACCTGCTGAACAAAAAGCATTCTTATCGGGTGCAACTAAAGGTACGGGTGGATTTAAATATAGTGCGAAAGATATTCCGCCAGACGTAGGTGCAGTATTTGAACGTCGTAACCATGATGGCTCTAGCGAGTGGGTTGGTCTATTTAAAGGTAAATTTACTAGACCGTCTATTAAAGGACAATCAAAACAAGATAAAGTAGAATTCCAAAATGACGAAGTTGAAGGTAGTTTTGTTGACCGTATTTTCGACGAAGCTTCCCATGTTACAGGTTATGATGCAAAAGGTGAAACTAAAGGTCGTGACTATGTGTTTATGGAAACATTCGGTAAAACATACGAAGAATTTATGTCTACTGTTGGAGAACAAGTTGTTCCTGCAGTTGAAAAACCAGTAGTTGCTGGTGGAGTCGTACCTGAAGCATAAGAGTGGAGGACATTTGTCCTCTACTTATTTTTATTTTGGCCAAATTAAAAATAATAATAGAAAGTTGGAAAACAAATGAAACGTACATCAATCGAATTAATTACAGGATTTACAAAGACAGGAAAAGTTCAGACGAAAAAATATTTAGCTAAACCAGTTATTACTTTATATGAAACTATTTATGGTTCAAAACTTTCAGCAAAAATGCAAAAAGTATTTAATGCTGTTGATTTGAATGAATTAACTGATGAAGAGTATAAAGAACTATCTGAAACAGAAAAGAAAGAGTATGATCAAAAACTTGAAGAAGCATCTGAGAAGGCAGAAGAACAGTTTGATGTTTTAGACGAGGTTTTTCAATTTATTGCTGAAGCTTTTGATAATCAATTTACGCCTGAAGAATTACAAAAAGGACTTGAAAGTGGAGATAAAGGTTTTGAAACTTTAGGTACTGTTCTTAGAAATATTACTAGTGGTGGAGAACCAAGTGATACAAAAAAGTTTGTGGAAGAGAAGGCGAAATAACACCTGAAGATTTAACGCCTGAAGGTGTATATAATAATTATATAAAAATTGCTAAAAAGTTAATTGATGAAGGAATGGATCCTGAAAAAATAGCTAATATGCCAATTAATTTTTTCTTGGAAATTGTAGAATCAAAAATCGAAAACAAAAAAGCAGCCAATAGCTTTAAAGACATATTTGGTTAAGTCACTCAAACATAAATGAGTGACTTTTTTTATTTATCTAATTTTAGAAGGAAAGGAGGAATTTTATGGCAAGTCCTATTGGAAATATGGTCATAAAAGTTGACTTAGACGGTTCAGGCTTTAATAAAGGTGTCACAGGTTTAAATCGACAAATGAGGATGGTCAGTAAAGAACTATCTGCCAATTTATCTAAATTCAGTCGTTACGATAACAGCTTGGAAAAATCAAAAGTAAAAGTTGACGGACTAACTAAAAGACAAAAAGTCCAAAAAGAGATTGTCAAAGAACTTAGACAAAATTATGACCGTTTAAGTGCCGAAACCGGAGAAAATAGTGCCAAAACTCAAGCAGCTGCATCTAAATATAATGAAGCAGCAGCTAAGTTAAATCAATACGATCATGAATTAGAAGAAGCTAAAAAACATATGAAATCTTTACAAGACCATCAAAGAGCCTTAAATACTACTCTTGGTAAATTAGGGAATAACTTTTCTAAATTTGGACCTCATTTAAAAACGATGGGAGATGGAATGAAAAACGTCGGTAGGTCAATGAGTATGTATGTTACAGCCCCTATTGTAGGTGGTTTTGGTGCTGCAGTTAAAGCTTCTATTGATTATGAAAGTGCTTTTGCCGGAGTTCGAAAAACTGTAAATGGTAGTGAAAAAGACTACAAAAAATTATCCGACGGAATTATCAAAATGTCTAAAAACCTACCTGTTGCAGCAACGGATATTGCTGAAGTAGGAGAAATGGCCGGTCAACTAGGTATCAAGAAAAGTAATATATTAGATTTTTCTAAAACAATAATTGACTTAGGTGAGTCAACGAACTTAACGAGAGAACAAGCGGCAACTGAGTTTGCTAGATTTGCTAATATCGTTGATATGCCACAAAAATCATTTAGTAGATTAGGTTCAAGTATCGTCGCTTTGGGTAACAATATGGCAACTACAGAATCAGAAATCATGAGTATGTCCATGAGAATAGCTGCACAAGGTAAGTTAGTAGGCATGACAGAATCAGATATAACAGGTCTTGCAGCGACAATGTCTTCTTTAGGTATTGAAGCAGAAGCAGGTGGTACTGCAATGACAACAGTACTTAAAAAAATTGATAAAGCAGTTGGTTATGGTGGAGATGCTTTGAAAGAGTTTGCAGAAGCAAGTGGCGTTTCATCTAAAGAATTTAAAAAGCAATGGGAAAGCGACCCTATAAAAGCTTTAGATACTTTTATCGGTGGTTTATCAGAATCTAAAAAAGAAGGAGCTAACCTTTCTGATATTTTAGCGAATCTAGGAATCAAAGGAATTAGAGAATCGGATACAATTTTAAGAATGGCTAATAATCACAAATTATTGGGGAAAGCTGTACAAATCTCTGGTAAGGGTTGGAAAGAAAATAAAGCTTTATCTAACGAAGCTAATCAAAGATATAAAACAATGGCGTCTCAACTAAAAATATTGAAAAACAATGTTGTAGCTTTTGGTATTTCATTAGGTGACGCTATCGCACCAATCGTTATAAAGCTAGCCAAGGGATTAACAGGTGTTTTAAAAAGTATGTCTAACATGTCTAATGGTATGAAGATAACAATAGCTGTTGTTGGTTCTTTAGTTGCAGCAATAGGACCGGTTGTATTTATATTTGGTTCGTTTATTAGTGTGATTGGTAGTGCAATGACAACACTAGGACCATTGTTAGTTGGTATTAGTAAAGCTGGAGGAGTTATGGCATTTCTATCTGGAAAAGTAGCTACATTAGTTAAGCTATTCCCTGCGCTTGGTCCTGCAATAAGTTTTGCAGGCGGTCCGTTATTATGGATTGTCGGTGGATTAACAGCCTTAGGCATCGCATTCACTGTCGCTTATAAGAAGTCGGAAACATTTAGAAATATTGTAAATAAAGCTGTTTCAGGTGTAATGAATGTTTTTAAAGCAGCAAAGATTGCACTTCAAGGTTTCTTCCAATTATTCAAAGGAAATGGACAAGACGGAATCATTACTCTATCTAAAATATTTCCACCGAATGTAGTAGTTGGAATAACATCCTTTGCAGATAAAATAAAAAATACATTCATTCAAGTTGTGAATGCAATAAAAGGTTTTGCTAGTCAAGTTGGTGGTCAATTAACTAGTTTTTGGAATCAAAACGGTGCTCAAATTACTGAAGCAGTCCAAAATATAGCGAATGTTATATCAACTGTTTTCAAATTTATTTGGGGTAACATAATACGTCCGATCATGACTTTGATTTGGAACCTCATGAAAATTATTTGGCCAGGTATTAAATGGTTAGTAGTCTCAGTCTGGGGTAATATTAAAGGCGTTATTTCAGGCGCATTAAATGTAATTATGGGCGTAATTAAAGTTTTTGCAGGATTATTTACTGGAGACTTCCGAAAAATGTGGGAGGGCATCAAACAAATTTTCAAAGGTGCACTTCAATTAATTTGGAACGGAATACAGTTAATGCTTGTTGGAAAAATTTTAGGAGCAGGAAAAGTCTTTATTCAATTGTTTAAATCTATACTTAGTGGTGGTTGGAAAGCAATTATAAGTATATTTAGAAATTCACTAGGATTTATTTATAAAGCAGTTTCAAGTGGGTTCTCAAAAACTTATAGTTTTACTAAAAACATATTTACACTCATGAGAAAGTCAGTAAATACAATTTTGGATCATATGAGAACTGGAATCAAAAATATAGTCCAATCTATTTATGCAATTATTAAAAATGCATTCACAAAATCTTTCAGTTCATCAAAAAATATTTTTAGTAAATTAAGAAATTTTTGTGTGAATCTATGGAAAGGATTAAGAGATTCAATCTCTAACTTGGCATTAAGAGTATATGTAAATGTTAGAAGTAGTTTTACGAGATTATATGATAATTCACTCAAATTATTCAGGAAATTGCGTAGTTTTATGAGTGATATATGGACATCAATCCGTAGAAATACAGTTGATAAAGTGGCATCTTTATATAAAGGTGTTAAGAATCATTTTGAAAAATTATTCTCTAGCAGTAAAAGTATCAATCAAAGATTGAGAGATTTCATGTCTAATATTTGGCGTGGAATAAAAGATAAAACGACGGGAATGGCAAGAAATATTAAAGATGCTGTGCTTGGAAGTTTTAGATCAATGAGGGATAAATTAAAAGGTATTGTAGGGAAAATTAAAGATCATATAGGTGGTATGGTCAAAGGTGTTAAAAAAGGTTTAAACAAATTAATTGATGGAGTCAATGCAGTAGCTACTAAAATTGGAATGGATAAATTTAAAAAGATTAAGTTGTCTACTGGTACAGTAAAACACAATCACTCTTTATCTGATAACCAAGGTCGGTTGAAACAACATACGAGAGCGATAGTTGGAGATAAAGGTCCTGGTAATGGTCCTGGTGGATTTAGACATGAAATGATTGAGTATCCGAATGGACGCCTAGCAATGACACCTAAAACAGATACAGAGGTTATTTTGCCAAAAGGCTCAAGAGTTCATAACGGAACAGCAACTTATAATTATTTGAATACTCCACAGTTTAGCACGGGTACATTACCGAGATTTAGTCTAGGTAGTTGGCTTGATGACAAGAAAAAAGATGCAGGTAAATATGCAGGTAAGAAAATGGCTCAAGCAAATAATGCAGGAAAGCAAATTATTAATGGTACCAAAGACACTGCTAAAGCTTTGAAAAAAGGATTTGATAAAGCTATAGGTGATGTCTGGGACTTTGCATCCAATCCAGGAAAACTAGTAGATAAGGTCATGTCTCATTTTGGTGTAGATTTCGGTAGTCTACCTGAATTACCTAGAAAAATGATGGCAGGAATGTATAAAAAATTAAAAGAAGGCGTAAAAGATTTATTTGGCGGATGGCTTGAAGATAGTGGTGGTGGAGATGGTAGTTCATTCACGAAGTACGCTATTACAACACCATATAGTCCTAATAAAGCGGTAGCTGGATATGGATTTAATGGTGGACGTCATTATGGAATTGATTATGCAACACCAGTCGGTACAACACTGACAGCGCCAACTAGCGGTACTATTTCAAAATTAAGTAACTACGGCGGCGGTACAGTTGCTAAATTATTAAGTGGTAAGTTCACACAGTTCTTTATGCACTTAAAAGATATATTCAAGACAGGTAAGGTTAAACAAGGCGAAAAATTCGCACACACAGGTAACAGTGGTCATTGGACTACTGGACCTCACTTACATTATCAAGTAGAGAAAGGTCATTCAGCAGATATTACTAACAGAAATACAGTGGATCCTGCTAAATTCTTATCTGGAAAAGGTGGAGGTAAACAAGCACCTTCACAATGGCGTTCTACTATTCAAAGAGCAGCAAGAAGAATGAAAGTAAATTTATCTAGCAAAGAGATGAATGGTATTATTGCACAAATTCAACGTGAAAGCGGTGGAGATGCAAGTGTAACGCAAGGTAATATTGGAGATATTAACAACTTAAGAGGTACACCTGCACAAGGCTTGTTACAATATGTACCTAGTACATTTAAAGCATATGCCATGAAAGGACACGGAAACATTAAATCTGGATATGACCAATTACTAGCATTCTTTAATAACTCTAATTGGAGAAAGAATTTGCCTTATGGTCGTTCGGGTTGGGGTCCAACTGGTAGTCGTAGATTTGCTACAGGTGGTAAGGTTTGGAATGGATTCTATCATCTGGGAGAAGAAGGATATCCAGAATGGATAATACCATCAGATCCAAAACGTAGTGAAGATTCATGGAAATTGCTAGCTTTAGCTGCTAATGATTTAGAGAAAAATTCGCCGAAAAGTAAGAGACCTAATAATTTACCAAATCCTTCAACTGGTTCAGGTAGTAGTAATTCAAATCTTGAAAAGAAATTTGATATGTTATTAAGTTTAGTTTCTAAACTTGTATCAAGTAATGAAGCAATTGCAAATAAAGATTATGAGCCAGTAATTGATAAGTATTCACTTGAAAATGAAGTGTTTAAATTAATCGAGAAATACGAACGAACTAAAAAGAGAAAAGGTAGATATAATCCAGCGACTTAATAGGAGGTGTATAAATGCTTGATACTATTTTAGTTAATAAAAAGAAAATTGATTGGCTTGTTGTAGCAAGAGGGTTTAATATACCCTCTTTTAATTTTGCTACAGAAAGAGAAAAAGTTAATGGCAGACCAGGTAGTGTGAAAAAATCAAGAAATATTGATGAAGTAGAATTTGAATTACCTTTAATTGTGAGAAATGATTATTTATCGCCTGGTGGAATAAAAAGTCATGATGAGATAGTAAATGAATTAGTGGGATTTTTTAATTACGACGGTGAAGTTGAATTAAGGTTTAAGTCGAAATCATGGTACTGGAAAGCAAGATTTGACGGCCCTATAGAAATCCCGAAAAATCCTAAAGAGTTTGTTAGGTTTTCTATAAAAGTTATTTTAACAGATCCATTTAAATACTCATCTAATGAATATGAAAATACAGCTATTTCCGATGAAGTTGCAATTCTTAATAAAGGTACTGCAGATACACCAGTCATAATTGAAGCAAGAGCATTGAAAGACAGTACATCTTATATGATTGCTAAAGGGCAAAATGGAGTAGCAGAAGATTATTTTATGATTGGTAAATCAGAAGATGCGAATAAAGTTAACAAAGATGAAGAACCGTTTTTGTTCAATGATGAATTTCATACAGGTATAGGTAATTGGGCTTATGTTGCAGCAAATACTTCATTTGGCAATAAGTTAGATGGCGGAGATGCGAACGGGGGAAGATTCGGGGTTTCAGAATTGAAAGAGAGTATATATCCTTCAAATTATGGGACCGCAAGTACAACTAATTGGCATGGTGCAGCAATTTATAAATCACTTGGTAAAAGTTTAGGAGATTTTAGAGTGAAGTTCAAAGTACTTGTGAGACATCATGCAGATACAGGTCCCGGTAAAGGTTTTACCTATATAGTTGATGAGAATAATAGAACGTTATTCAGTATCGGTTATGTCAATACATCAACTAGTCGTAACTTCGGTCAGATTATCGCATATGCATATAATGAACACGGTGAGGCACAACGTATTTATGCTAGAGAAACGCCGTTTAAATATTTAAAAATAGATAATATGCATGTCTTTATGACATTAGAACGTAAAGGCAATGAGATATACATTGAAACGTGTAAATATGATTATGGTAAAGATAAAGGTCGACGAAAACCACTCGATAAAGATTCTAAGACGTTTAAGGACAGCGGTAACTTTTATCAACGAAAAGCAAGAATAGCACAAATGTATGTTGGAAAGTCTGTTAAATATGAAAAAAGAATGTATGTAAATTTATTAGGTTTTTCAATTCAAGAGTTATTACCAAAACAGTCAGACGTAACACCTATTGTAATTAGGCAAGGAGATTTAATTGTAATAGATACTGGACAAAATCTCGTTACATTAAATGATGAGAGTGCTTTGAAAATGAAAGATTTTGGATCTAATTATTTTAATTTAGATAGTGGTTTGTCGGAATTAATAATTGAACCTGCTGGAAAGTTTGATACAAAAGTAATCTGGCGTGATAGATACCATTAAGAAGGAGGTGAGGATTTGATACATGTACTTAATTTCAATAGTGAGATTATTGATTTTATCAGTCAAGATGATTCTGCGATTATTCGAGCAGAACACACTAGAAGTAAAGAAGACAAAAGTGAACTGTTAAATATCACCTTACTTTCAGAAAGAGGAGAACATTTTAAAGAACGAAATAGAGTTATTATCCAAGAGCCTAATGGTGCATATAAAGAATTTATAATTAATAGACTTGAAGAAGAAGGTCAATATCTAGAAATAGAATGTGATGCTTCATATGTAGAAGACATTGGTAAAGCAAAACCTATACCAGCTGGTAAGTTTACGAAAATGACTGTAAATGAGGCACTTTCAGAAACGTTAAAAGATTCAGGTTGGGAAGTTGGTCTTTGTGAATATGGTGGAATCAAGTCAATGTCATGGACTTCTGTACGAACACCCCATGAAATAATTAGTCAATTAACAACCACTTATAAATTAGAGCCAGACTATGTCATTGAGATTAAAGGTAATGAAGTCGTGAGAAGAAAAGTTAATATGATTCAACCGAAACCTTTATTTGAAGGAAAGGAAATCATATATGGTAAAGATTTAATCTCTATGAAAAGAACGGTTGATATGTCAGAAGTTAAAACAGCCTTATTTGCTTTTGGTCCTGAAAAAGACGATGGAACACGTATCAGTACAGTTGTGGTAGATGATGAAGCACAACAACAGTTTAATTTACCTAAACGTTATTTATGGGGTATATATGAGCCTGAATCAGATGACCAAGATATGACACTTGAGAGACTGATCACTTTGACTAAGACCGAGTTGAACAAGCGTAAGTCTTCAGCATTAAGCTATGAAATAGATGCATTTGATTTAGAGAAAGAGTACCCTCATGAAATTATTAGATTTGGAGATATTGTTAGGATTAAAAATCCAGATTACACGCCAAGTTTATATGCAGAAAGTGAAGTTGTTGGTTTCGTACACGAATTAATTTCAGACGACTTAACATGGCAGTTTGGAAATGTAATCGAATATAAAGAAGATGATTTATTAAAATATTTCAGAAGTAGAATGGAAGAAATCGAAAAGAAATTAAATAATAACATCAACAATTCTAATACGATCATCACAGATAGAATTGAAGAAGAAATTGAAAGATTACAAAGAACTATTCACAGAGGCGAAACAGCACCACCAAGCCCAGAAGAAGGCGACTTTTGGTACGATACTAGCAATTTTAAAGTTGCAGTATTACGAGAATTTAAAAATGGTCGTTGGGAAAATGCGTCAGCACACGACGTTGAACAAATTGGTGGTATGACGAAAGAAGCTATTATATACAACGAAATTAACGGCACATTTCTTTCTATATCTGTACAACATGCAAAAGTAATTAACGAAGTATACGAGGTTTTAAATAGTGAATATTTAGTTGACGAGGGTATAAGAGATTGGCTTAACAATGAACTAAATATACTTCTTGACATTTATTCAAGCATTACTTCATCACTAGATAGCATGACAGTAGAAACAGCAACGATAGGTAAATTAATGGATACACAAGCCATGATAGTTCAATATCGCGGTCAAGCGTATGCACTAAATACGGCGTTGCTTAATGCTAGACAAGCCATTGATGAACGCTTTAAATTACTTCAATCGCAATACACAGATGAAAAATACAACGAGGCAATGCAAAAGGTAGCTGAAAAGTTTGGGTTTGAATATAAAGAAGATGGTTTTCTTGTTGGAGATGGTTCTTTAATAAGCGGTGCAATTCAAGCATTACGTGAGGACACTGAAGAACAATTCAAGCAAGTGGTAAAAGGTGTTGATTATGAAACGGATAAGAAAGGTATTATCGAACGTTTAAATGGTGCTGATAGTGCAAGAGAACAATTAGATAAATTGATAAAAGACCGTGTAACTTTAAATGAATACAACAACATGAAGGTAGGTACAGAAAACCTATTATTAAATAGTTTGTATCAAGACAAAGCGACTAGCAGTTCATTAACTCATGCTTTTTTCAGATACTACTTAACGACACCTTTAAAAGTTGGTAAGACGTATACATTTACTTGTAACTTTAATACAACGGACACTAATCAAAGTGGAAGAACATCTGTCAGAGGATATACACCAGATAATGGCCTGATAGATGTCGATATTGTAGAAGGTAAAATCAAAGTAACGTTTGTTGCTAAAGTTGAGAGTTCTACATTCCTAGTTTATAAAGATATTGCAGGTACTTCGCCACATACATTGAATGTGAATGTTACTAATGCAATGTTAGTAGAAGGCGATAAAATTGGCGACTATCAACAAGCACCTAAAGAAACCGCAGAACGTCTTAAAACAATGGAAACAGGCATTGAACAAAATGGTATAGATATATCATTAAGAGCCAAAGAAACAGACTTGAACAAGACAAAACAAACGCTATCTAAAATTGCAGCCGAAATTTTAGTGAACACGACAACAGGCGTGACATTAAAGTATGACGAGAATGGAACAGTAAGTGATGTTACAGTTGGTCCTAGTGGCGTTAAACTGAATACGAATGTGTTTGAGATAAATGACGGGGACGTTATCGTTATGAACGGTGTCACAACGATTAAAGACGCATACATTGACAAACTATTCTCAAAACAAGCGACAATCAATTACTTAAATAGTGTTGATATAACAGCGAAACGTATTGAGGCAAAAGACAATAAAGCATCTGTAAACATCGAAAATGGCACAATAACGATGACTAGAGCAGATGGTCATAAACTTGATATGGGTATTAATGGTATTGAAATGTTAAATCCCGATGGGTCTAAACGTTTTAGTATGGACAGATTATTAGTTACAAGTGCAGCATTAGGTACATCTAATTCAAATGTATATCTTGCGGCTCAACAAGGTTATGAGGTAAGAGCAGTTGATATTACGCAAATACCAAGTGACGGTGCATGGGATAGTTACAGATATGTACCTATCAGAGCGCATAGCTTTATAGGCGATAAATTGATGACTAACGCAGGAACTAACTTGTATTTAGGTTCAGACGCAGAAATACGAATGACCTCTCGTGGTGGTTATAATGGCACAGATACTATATATAGAAATGTAAGAGCATTAGGATATTTCGGTAACTTTTTAGATTCTAATTATGTTACAGCGGGGCAACATATCTATATTCGTCCGGACAGTGGTTCAGAGGTTAGATTCACTGTTAGAGGTACAACAGAAAATTATGTTGATATTCGAGGTGGTATAGGTTGGTTAGCTTCAATAGCGCATAGAGATACAAATGCAAGATTTTATATTGGTAGCGATAATGGCGTTAGAATTACAGGACGTTCTTTATATAATGGTGGGGATATTATTTGGCGCGACTTAGCGGCTAATGGACTATATGCCAACTTCTTAGATATCAACCCTAATACAAATGCCGTAAATCTTTATTTAAGGGCTGACGGAGAAGTGCGAATTACTAAAAGAAATACGACTGATAGTTATATACCTATCAGAGCAGCAAGTGCAACGTGGACATCTTCTGAACGTTATAAATATGATATTGAGAATTGGGATATAGATGTATTAGAACATTTGGTTGATCGAGTGCAGTTATATAGTTATAAGCTATATTCAGAAATCGAAGAAGACAGTCAAAGAGTTAGACACGGTGTTGTTTTAGAAAGAGAAACGCCAGACGAATGGAAAAATGGGGACGGTGTCGATTCTTATGAAATGACGGCATGGTGTCTTAAAGCTATACAAGAATTAACTAAAAAAGTCCGTACATTAGAAGCGGAATTGGAGGCAAAATAATGAATGAACAAAGCATACAAGCAAATCCACAAATTGTTATAAGCAATCTAGTACAGGAAAATTCAAGACTAACGCATGAGAATGCAGTGTTAAAAGCAATAATTCAAGAACAAAACGATCAATTACAAACTGATAATCAAGCGCCTGCTCAAAGCGAGTAAGGTGCTTTTTTATATATAAAAATTTAAAGGAGTGTTTTAAATGGAAATGAATATCAAACAGTATTTTTTAGTAGAGCGTGACGAAAAAGGACAAGAAACATGTCTAATCAAGAATTATGGGAACGGCTTTAATAAAGGCGGAACGCCTCAATCAGCTCATAAGTTTATGAATGAAGCAGACGCTAAAACAGCTTGTACAGTACAGAACACATTAGCAACAATTTTTGGTAATAACACATTCACTTATTACATTGAAGAAACAATTTCACGTACTAAAAAACAACAAGACGGACAGAATTACGTAGAAGGTACAGAAGAGACAGAGTAGATCATAAAGCACTTACTAATGTAGGTGCTTTTAGATTCTAATGAAAGTAGGTGCTTTAATGACGGGCAGAAAAGGATTGAACTTTTTTCATTTTTACGCAATTGCGTGGGATTTCGCTTTTGGAATTTGTTGTATTGTTCGAGGTAGTTATTGGATTCTTTTTGCTGAGAAAGCACAATACGAAAGTGAACTCTACACAGCTATGCATAAGGTGATGCCTTTAACGATTTGGGGCATTCCATTTGTACTTGCTGGAATATTAATTATTCTTGCAGGAATCAAACTACCATATCATCAAACAAGTATTAGTTTTTATAGATTGACTGCATGGGGATATGCAATAGCATGTCCTTTTTATTATATTTTCTCAACGGCTGGTTTTGACAGTGGCTTAAATTTAGTCACGCCAATTATGAATCTTTCCTTTTCTATATTTTGTGGAGCAACTGCACTATTAGCTTACAAAAACATTTCTGAAATGAAGCAAGAAAAGAGTAAGTAATGAATTATCTAACAACAGAGAAATATTATGAAGACGAACTACGCCGTGAGAAAGATAAAGGTAAATTACATGCAAGAATAAACGAAGTAGAAGATAAACACGATCAGAACTTTAATGCTTTGAATTTAACAATACGAACATTTATAGAAGGACAAAAACCAATAAATGAAAATATGAAAGGAATTCGTGATGATTTAAAAGAGGTCAATACCATATTAATAGATTACGTAAAGAAAACAGACAGTATTGAAACTGAATTAAAACGAGTCCAAGAAAGCCAACAAGCAGGTGTTGTAGATAGAAACAAGTTTCTCATAACAATAATTACAGCTGGACTTGGGGCAGGTGGATTTGTGCCAGTTTTAATACAAGTCTTATTTAAATAAGGAGGCAATAGCATGAAAATCAACTGGAAAGTACGAATCAAGCAAAAATCATTTTGGGTAGCCATTATATCGGCTATCCTTTTATTTGCTCAACAAGTAGCGGGTGCATTCGATTACGATATAACAGTGTATACAGACCAAATAACAAATATTGTGAATAGTGTATTGGGTGTGTTGGTGTTACTAGGTGTAGTGCAAGACCCAACAACGCGTGGTATCAAAGATAGTGAACAAGCACAACGATATACAAAACCTAGAAAGTCGGCTGAATGATCAGTCGGCTTTTTATTATGACTTGGTTATGACAGTGCAGTTATAGCCAAGAAAAAACTAAAGGAGAGATTTATAATGAAAGATATTTATTCAAATCACATTCAAGGAAGTAAGTTAACAGGTAAAAAAGCAAGTATTGCAGGTATTGTTATTCACAATGATTATGGTTCAATGACACCTAATCAGTATTTACCATGGTTATATACAAGAGAACAAAACGGAACGCATGTTAATGGGTGGGCTTCAGTTTATGTAAACAAAGATGAGACGCTTTGGTATCACCCAACAGATTATGTAGAATGGCATTGTGGTAATAACTGGGCTAACAGTAATCTGATCGGATTCGAAGTTTGTCAATCACACCCAGCAGCAGGTTTAACAGATGCCCAGTTCAAATTAAATGAAGAGGCAACATTTAAAGTAGCAGCAGCTGTCATGAAGTCTTATGGTTTGCCAGTCAATCGCACGACAGTTAATCTTCATAGACAGTATTTTGGCACATCTTGTCCTCATCGTTCTTGGGATATGCATGTAGGAAAAAACGCACCAGATACGTTAGCTAATCGTAATAAGTTAAAAGATTACTTTATTTCTCGTATTAAACATTATTACAACGGTGGCACAACAACTAAACCACCTAAAACAACTTGGAAATGGTCTGGTAAAGCGACAGCTAAGAAAGGTGTATCTCCAATCGCAGCTAAAAAGAAACCAGGTTTAAACGAACCGGCATTAGCACCACCAAATAACATCTTAGCTGGTCAATATATTAACTTCTTCTCGGTTACTAAAAAGGATAAATATTGGTGGGCAGAGTTTGAATATCCAACTAACCCTAAAGCTGGACGATTCTATTGTGCATTGGGGCCTATTACACACAAAGATGAGAAGTTAGAAAAAGAAACCAAATTATGGTTTGACTTGAAGATTACAAGTAAAAAGTAGTATTATATGTTTACCCTATTTAGTTTAACCGCTAGGTAGTTCATACACACAAACCCCACTTCTTATTTGTAGAGTGGGGTTATTTTTTTATTATTTAATTTGTTTTGCAAGATAATTAATCGGGTATTTGTATCTTGTATCTATTATTAATACAAGATTAATTGAAAGGAATAAGTTTTATGAAAGAAATTAACTATCAAGATTTAAGCGATGATTTATTGTATGTTTCTATATTGTTAAATGAAAAATTAAATGGAGACTTCAACAATGATGTAGAAATAGCGATATTAGAAGAATGTATTACTAAATTAAAAAGTACTACCATACAAAGTCCTGATTTTAAAACAGAAGTGTGATTAAGTATGTTAAGATAACTTTAGACATATTAAACACAATATTACGGCGAGCCTACTCATGTAATTGAGTAGGTTATTATTTTGAATTATGTAATATTAATGATATAATTTGTATAGTTTAAACCTATTATCTCCGTTTTAGTTTTAAACTCATATTTAGTAATACCTTTTTGCACCTCACTAATAAGTGGGGTGTTATTGTTTTTAAGACGAAATAATGATATAGTAGCTAGATGAAAGTGTTTAACCCTAAAACACTTACCCTCTACACAATGCCATGATGTAGGGGGTTTTTATTTGCTTTAATATCAATAGTGTAGTATTACTATAAATAAGCACTTTTTGAGTGCTAGTGTTTCTTAATATAACTTCCAATACTAGCCCTGTCACTTTATGTGATGGGGTTTTTATTATGTTACAATGATTATAGGTTTGTTTCTCTTCCAAATATAAACAAATCTAATTAAGTTATCCTATGCCCTGTCACTATAAGTGATGGGGTTGTTTTTTAAAATTTATTAATTAGTATCTACTAATAGTATTAGGTCTTAATATATGGTATAATATAAATGTGTATTAGCAACTAATGTCTTCCCCGATGTTAGTTGCGCTTTTTATAAATAAACTCTTTCTACTTTATTGTGTAAAATGTATAATATTGTTAAATACACACTGAAAGAGGTAAGGGGAATGAATTTAGATAGTATTTTTGATAAATTGAAGGAGATGGATGACGAAGTTATAACAAAATCTGTCTCGTTTGCACTGGTTAAAAAATCAGATAGTGACAATCAACAAAACTTGTTTTATGAATATAAGGTTGAAGCTGATGTTCAAAAGGATTTATATTCGTTGGTAAAGAATTACTTTAACGATAAAAGGATAAGAAACAGAGATAAAAGTAAATACGATGCTGTGATTCAGCGTAAAGATTATAAAGGTTTTTATTTAGTTGCAAAATCAGATTATAATCATGTCAAAAAATTTTTTAATGATTTGAAAAATTCTAATTCAATTGGTAGTTCTAAAAATGTAAATATTGAAAAATTTATAGCATATATAATTACAATTGAATATGAAACTGATAAGTACATATATTATATAGGAGAAATATCAGCATTAAGCTCCTTAAATAAAACTAAATTTATAGGAAATATTACAGATGATAAATTGAAGAAAATTAAACAGAACAATTTAGTTGGATTTAATGAAAAAATGGCTATGTTTATACATGATGAAGAAATGCTAATTAATCAAATTAGTATTTTTGAAAAATTATGTAATATGCATATAGAATTTGATGAACAGGCAACAAATTTACTGAATACTATATCTGAATATGATGTAATAACTAACTTTGAAAAATTTGATAAAAAAGTAAAAAAAGATAAAAGATTTTCCAGAAGATTGGCTAAATTAAACGAACATCCTGAAAGAGTTGTAGCTTTTTTTGAAAATATTGAAGGTGTAAATGAAGTTTTGAATTCTGAAGAATTTAATGAAAAATTTAAAGGGATTGTCTTGGAAAATGGTAAATTGGTATATAAAGAAGAATTAACTCAACAATTTATTAGTTTAATTAGTGACTCAGCTTATGAATCTATAGTAGGAAAGCAGAAAAGATTAGATGAAATGATTTAAAGGAGAATGTCATGGGAATATTATATAAAATAAGTTTGTTTATTTCTTCCTTTGCACCTTTATATGTAATGTTAATTATACAAGAAATTGATAGTGCCTTTAAATACAACAGTTTAAGCAAACTACCACTATCTATATACATATATTGGTTTATACTAATAACTTTGATTATAATTTCAGTGATTTCTATATACATTATTTTTAAAGATAAAGGAAATAAAACTATAGAAATTGATACAAACCTAGAAAAACAGGGAGATAATATTATTAGTTACATTATGACATACCTAGTTCCTTTGCTTTCTATTGATCCAAATGATTATGTTAACCTATTACAAAATGCGTTTCTTTTTACGATAATAGGAACAATTTATATACAGCAAAATCTGTTGTTTTTAAATCCTATATTTTCATTATTAAATTATAAATTTTACAAAGATTCAAACAATGAAATTTTGTTGAGTAAATACAGTATAGAAGAATTGAAGTCATTAAAATGTGAGGGCAAAAAAGTTTTCGCTCGTAAGATTGATGAAAAATTTTGGATTATAAAAAATGTGAGAAAATAATTATTTTATGTCTTTAATAGAAAATTATAACTAAACCCACCTTAATTGGTGGGCTTTTTTATTTATCTTTGCTATTTATTTCTAGAATATTTAATCCTTCCGATTCCTTTGGTTCCTCGAAGAATGAAGTGAGATAATTGAAAGTAGATTCAGTATCAAAATTATTCCTTTCTGGTTCCTCTAGTTGTCTTATTTTTAGGTGTTCTAAACATTTTTTGTTATCAACATTTATATATATAAGTTTATGATAAGCATTTATTTCATTAGCTATATTTAATAACCATCTTCTTTGATTTTTGGTGTTTCCTGGAAAGTCCATAACTACATCTGTCCCAACACACAATATATTCTGTACATGTTTTTTTATCAAAGGTTTTATTTGTTTTGACAAATTTTGATAATCTTCTATTGTCTTAATTTTATTTGGATACAGACTTTCAAGCCATTCGTCTTCTGATAATAAAACTGCATTTTTTTCGTTCGTTAATTGTTTTGACATTGTTGTTTTTCCAGCACCCATTTTACCTGTGAAAAAATATAAAGTTCCTAAATTGTTCAT